CACTAATGATTGATTTATTATCATCAAATACAATTTCATCATTATCTACGGATGTTACTCTTAATGAATATTGATATGGTAATTGTCCGCCAGATCCTGTGTCATAACTTGCAGATAAATTAATTTGTTTAATTAATACATTGAATACATTTCCATTAAACAATGGCAATGAATCTGTTTCAATATAGTCCGTTGGTAATCCGGACGGAGACATATCAAATTTTAATTTTCCAAAAGTATCTTTAACTTCCTTTTTGATTGATACATCCCAATTAGTTGTTTTTAACAAATAAACTTTGGTATTTTGTGGATAAATATAATCCGCATCAATTCTAAATTTAAATTCTATTGAATTGACATAACTTGATGTACCAAATACTGGTATTACTATTGCATCACCATTTCTGGTATATTTTGTAAAGTAATATTTACTTTGATATGTGTAAGATGAATTATCTTCATCAGAAATCTTATTACCACCATATTCTTTGACATTTAATAAACTACGAGGAATTCCATAAATGTTAGATATTGTTCTAATACATTCTTCTGTTCCCTTAGTCTTGTAAATCAATGGAAGTGTCTTTAGAATTCTATTCCAAATTATCTTTAATTTATCATAATCAGAATAAGCATTTGAACCTGTCAAGTAATTAGCTTCAATAGATGAATTATCAAATGAACTAATCGGATTCCATCCAAATTGTTGTAATAAAGTATTGGCAACTGTACTTACATAACTTGATGATAGATTACTTTCAACATATTGTTGAGTTGGGAAGTTCTTAATGTACAAGTAAATGTTATCAAAATGATGTCCGATCATTGACAAGAATATCAAATAATCGGTATTGTTATCATCCAATAGAATATATTCTGGTGTATTATTTACAAGACTATCTCTGTTATTTTTATCAAATTCAATTGCATTTTCAATATAGTCTGGGTAATTGTAATTTTGTACATATGCACCACTAACAAATGATGTTGTACTACCACTTACCAAAGTGATATTTTGATACAAATATGAATCATATCCATCAAATGAATTGAAAATTGTATTTAATTGTGATTGATATCCATTTACTTCTTCTGCATATGATGCACTAATGAATGGATAGGAAGTTAATAATGTATATGATGACGCACTATTTGCGGCAGACGCAGATAATGTAGTCAATATAGAATTAATTGACTTATTAAGTTGGTTAATTGATGTAACTTTATTTAAAAATAATTTGGTTCTTAATTCAGCAGAACTAAATACAATGAAATTAGAAAAATCGGAATAATCTACATTAAGATTATTTAATTTCTTATAAAATTCTACATCATTCTTCGTAGTATTATCTAATTTTAAATCGTTAGAATTTTGATAATTTACAGGTGAAGTCTTATAAGAATCAGTTGGTACTTTAAAATTTGGACCGGATATTTTAAAACTTCTTTTAACAATTGGAACATTGATTACAAACTTTTGGATTACCGGTACAAGTGATATATTTGAAATCCAACATTTGTCTCTCAATGAAACATCCAATGGCAATTCATTGAATAACTTTACAATAATATTTGTATTACCATCTTCTTCTACGAATGTATAGTTTAATATGGTATAAAAGATATCATCGCCGAAATTCAATGCATTCTTCAAATATGCATACAATTTTTTATCGTGATAAATTTGAACTGTATCAACAACATTTGATATAAAATTTGTGAAAAATAAATCATTGATGAAATTTTCAACTTGTGTTGTCAATTCAATATTACTTGTATAATATGAATTAAGTTGACTTAATCTAATTGATATAGACTTTTGAACAATATATTTAAATTGTGTTTTAATCTGTTCAAATGAATAAATTGACTTGTAATATGTATACAACCAATCTTTAATATAATTTTTTGTACCTTCAAAACTATTTTGAATCAATTGTCCATTTTGAGAATTTACGAATGGTCTATTAAAACCACTATATGTATCATCTAAAAATGCAAGTATATCTGCATCTGATTTGAATCCAAAATTAGTTCTTAATAATGTAAAAATTGCTTTATTATTGTTGATTAATGTATCACTGTTTTTATAGATTTGATATGAATCTAAAAAGTAATTGAACAGTGGAATTGTATCTCTGACCAATACTGCTTTTCTGGCAAATGCTTGATATTGAAGATTTACAAGTATGTTTTCTTCTTTTGTTAAATCTAATTTAAATGAAGGTGTTAATTTAACTTCTCTTCTACTTGGAGAAATTTCTTTAATATAAAGTTGATATTCAGGATTACCGGCAACATTTCTAATAAAATTATAACTTGCAACATGATTGCCAGAATTAATATTTGAACCGGAAAAATCTTGAAGTGTACTTAATAATATATTTTTATTAAATGCAATCGTATAACTGCTATTATATTGTTTATAACTGTAATTTAAAGTATTGTTATCAACATCTTTATAAGTTTTATTTAATACAGTATATGTGACAGAAACAGGTAAATATTTCCATATGTTAATATTACCTTCAATGTCATATACACTAAATTCAATTATATCTTGTTCCGAATTTCCAAAGTAGTATTCTTGAAATGGTACATCAACAAATGTATCCAAATCATTTTGTAAAAAGTAAGAACCACTATTTAGTGATCCACTATTAGATGATATTGTTGGAAAAGGAAATGCCATAAATTATTGATTTTCAGATTTTAAATTAAACGGAAATTCGTTAGAAAAATCTTCAGGTTTATTTCCTTGTTTTAATTTAATTCTTAATTCTACGATTAAATCTCTTGCTGCACTTAATTGCGACTTTGATGGATCGGATTGTACTTCATCAACCAATTGATTTAACTTTTCTTTCAAATCTTGGTTTTCATATAATACTTTATTATATTCAGTTAAGAAAGTTTGATCAAATACTTGTTTTTGAATTATAGGTTCTGTTTGTATTTCTGTAATACCTACATCGTATAAATTTTCAATTTCATCTTTTTTGTAATTGAAATTTATCAATTCAAATGCAATATATTGTTCATTTGCGTCACTTGAACTAATATATAAATTTACATTGCCAAATTCATCAATATTATTAGTGAATTTGCCTGTTAATAAAAAGTCATTGATTTGTGATTTTATACTCATCTTGATACTTTAAATATGTTTCCGTTGTCAAATATTACGATTTCACCGTTAATTTCTGTTTTTATTAAAATTCTATAATATCTTTCAACAGGTAAACCAGTTGTATCTAGTCTGAAATAATGAATCGCACCGTCGCAACTTAATTTTGTATAATCATCAAAATCAATTACAAAGTTTTCACTTTCATTATCTTTAATAGCATAATAAGAATCAGAAGGTAATAAACTTGAACTTAAATATTGACTTTGTTGATATCCTTTAACAAAGTTCTTTAATGGTGCCTTTTCTCTCGCAAATATGTTTATACGAGGTACACTTCCAAATTTGTATTCTCTACCCACATTCTTAATAACTACTGTATATGGATTAAATCCTGTCAATGGTATTAAACTACCTGTAGAATATGTGCTATCATCCCATTTAACATCCAAATATGGTTGATAAATAGTATTAGTTTCTTTACTAAAAAATCTTATACTTGAATTAATATCATTCGATTGAATTAATTCAAGTGAACTTATTAAAATGAAGCCATTGTTAGGAACACATCCACAAATCCAACTTTTAACTATTGGAGTAACATCCATGTAAATATCGGATGTACTATAAGAATATGATTGTGAACATATTAATGAACTGCCGCTCAATGAAGATGAACAGAATGATGATATATACTTTGATCCGCTAGAAATATTATAAAATGATGATGATGTACTAGAAGTTGGTTGTAAATAAGTTGATGGAACATTATAAAACCATGTAGCTCCTCCATTTTGGAATGATGCAGATCCTAAACTTGATGTCAAAAGATAGTCGCTGAAATCATAAGTTTCTGTAGATGAAGTGGGTGAATACCATAAACTAGCTGTATTTTGTGTAGTATTATAATACCAACTAGCTCCAAAACTACCTAATCCTTCAGTATCATATCTTCCTATACCCATATCCCAACTTTTGCTAATTGGATATGCATAGATTTTATAATCTAATGGTACTTCACTTGTAGAAGATGCCTTTAATTTTAAGAAAAATTTAGATCCATTATTTATATCTCCTGTCAAAAGGGAACTTGAAATTGCAGTTAAATCAAATTGAATCAAAATTCTACTAAATTCTGGATCGTTAGTAAATGTTGTAGTAGGATTGTAAACACTCTGTGTTCCTTGTAAAGTTCCATTTATACATCCATCAAAATTAATTAACGATCCACTAGCAGTAAAAATTGAACCAGTAAAAGATCCTATTATACTACCGCTTATACTACCAGTAACTGAACCGTTATAATTCGTTAAACTTGATGTAATCGGAATTCCGGCACCATATGTTCCAGATACATATCCATTATAATTTGTTGACGTAAATTGAGACGATCCACTAACGTATATATTTGATGATTCTGCTGCGCCTGATATATAACTTCCAGAAATACTTCCTGAATAGTTTAATACATCAAATGTCGAATAACTTCCAGAAAGACTGGCAGAACTATAAAATACAACATTACTTACTAATTGATTTTGTGCTTTTAATTCTAAAATTTCGTCAATTCCAAAATTTTTATCGGCATAACCAGTTTCGTTAGTTATGAATGTGTCTTGTTTTGGAAATATAAATGTGTGCATACTCTATTATATAAATATAAGTATGAAATTTATAAGACTTTTAATGATAAATTTATTAAATTACAGCACCTCTAATATCATTATCTGGATATTTGACTTCAAATACTGATGGATCTAATGATGGATATATAATCTTATTATGAGTTGCTTCGGATAAATTGTATTCATGTGGTGAATAATCTCCATCATTTTGAGTAAGATTCTTAAACTTTACTTCAGCAACCGATTGTACACCTTCAACTTTAGCTAATTCCAATTCTAATTGATTAGTATTGATTGGTTGATTAAAATACCATTTGTCAATATTGAAGAAATCTTTTGCTTTTTGAAGACATTGATCCAAAACTTCTTTTTTATTGAAATTATTATATACCACTATCTTAAAATCTATTCCGATATTAATAATATAACCATCAATAATGTTAACACTATCAGATATAATCTTGTATTTTTGTAAGTATTGTCTAATATTGTATACCAATGCTTCATTGGTTTGTGTCAAATTTTTATTTGAATTATAACTCAAAACATATAAATTTAAACTAAATGGATTAGAAACATCAAAATTTACTTTTCTAAAGTTATTTTCTAAACTATTATTAATCAATGTTGTTTGATTTTCATTATTTACAAATCCGTTTAATAATGTTTGATTTGTAGAAATTGATAAATCTGAATTTGGTAACACCATTACTTTTGCAATTGAACCAAATCTTGGTGGTATAGAATATACTCTAGAAACATAATCATCAACGGTAACTGTTCTATTTTGTGATCCGAAATTAGCCAAAGCATTTTGTCTTATTTCTTCTACACTTTCTTCATTTTGTCCACCAACTGCTGGATTTGGATTTGATATTCTCAATGAATTTTTAACTGTGGTTAATAATGAATTTTGAGAAGGAGTTAATCCTGATATATCATTCAAATATGTAACTGAAGATATATTTTTGATAGTATCCGATGGGGAATTTGATAACAATCCACCACCAACCAAATATTGTACAGTTAATACTGTATTTGATGGAGCTTGTCCAAATGTTTCAGAATTTAGTAGTTTACTAGTATCATAATTTAAATTCAAATTGCTGATGTTTTGCAATCCTACACCAACCAGTTCGGAATTTGGATAAATTACTTCATCAGAAGTCGAATCTGTACCAGCACCAAATTCAAGATATGTAGTATTATTAGCAGTAACATTTACTACAAACTTTCTTGATGTTTTAAAACTTTTAATTAACTTTGGAACTTCAGACGAATATTGAACATAACTATCATTAGTAAAATCCGTATTTTCAGTTTCAGTAAATACTAAATCTTGTGCTAGATAATCAACTTCATACCATTTATTGTTGTCACTATCTTTTACATCTATTATATCAACAACATTATTTTCTGACAATGATATTTTATAAAATGGTACAGATGAACCTACTGTAAATGATGCAGTAGTAATTTTTCCCGCAATAACTTTTGTTGATTTCTTCAGTAAAAAGAATTGTGGTACTCCATAATCATCTCTTGAATAAACAGTAACTTCTCTTGGTGAAAACTTACTATCAAGAGAAAAATCTACAGGATCAGTTGTTATGAAACTTACTCCACTTTCATTAGATACTTCCATATACTCTCTTATTTTTAGAGCATAATTGTTATCTGGGATATAATTGTTATTGGAGTCCTTAATAGATGGAATTAATTGATATAAATCAATATATGTAGTAGAAGACTTGGTTGGTTTTGTTTTATATCCAAGATAATTTGCTAATGCAAGAACATTTTTTCTTTCTTCTGCATATGGCATTAAACTTTCTTTGAATTGATAATCGGTATAATATGAAAGAACATCTCCAACATAAGATGCCATTTCGATAAACATCATACCAGGAGATGCTTCACTAAAATCTTTATATGTTCTTGGAAAGTATGTTTTTGAATACTCAATTAAAGATGCTTTAAAAGAAGAAAAGTCTCTATTAAGATACTTAATTTCTTTACGGGAACTATTAAAAGACTTTTGTATAATGTCTGCCATAATTATATATTATTTTGATTAACTGTCAAATTAAGTGTATCTGTTTGATTATTAACCGTAAATTGTATTTTTATATATAATATATAACTATCTGTAAGTTCATTTTTTTCTTGATTTGATATACCAATATCCACTTTATTTACAGTAACACCTGGTACATAATTGTTAATTTCATCCGTAATAATTTGTTTGACTATATCAGGAGAATCTTGTAAATTTTGTTCAAATAGATATTCTTGTAAACCAGAACCAAAATTGGGATTCATTCGTCTTTCACCTTTTTTGGTTCTTAACAAATTAGTAATATTGGCTTTTACTTGAGTCAAAGTATCATAACTTTGATCAAAGTAGCCATTTCTACCAATTTGAAGTGGTAATGTTAGTCCTATTGGATTCATATTATCCCATTGATACCATACCAGAACCTATACTTCCAGACTGTTTCTTTTTATCTACTGCTTTCATTAAACTTCTAAAATCTCTGTTAAGAACATTCATTACTTTACCTTGTTCTTCTGTTACAGGAGCAATCGGAGGTGGTTCTTCTACTGATTCATTTATTTGCATACCAGCAAATGCTTGTGATTTAAAAGACGAATCAAGTCCAACCATTGAACCTTCATTTGGTATTTTAACTACGGTTTGATTTAAAATTTCATTTAAAACTGGATTACTTGAATACTTTTTAATTTCTTTTGGCTTTTGAACTGATTCTTTTACCACAGTTTTAGTTGTAACAATAGATTCATTAGATTGAATCGTATTTGATTGTTTACCTGATAATACTTCAGTAAGTACTTTTGGAATTAAAGTTGGTAATGTTTTATCCAATTCTTCTCTAATTACAGATCTAATTATTTCTTTTAATTCATTGCTTTTCATACACTATATAATTATCATTAAACTTTTGGGATTGTATTATTTATTTTGTTATTTATTTGTTCCACGGTAGGTGGTTTAGGTATTTTTACCGTCTTTATTCGTTTACCCATTCCAGATTTAATCTTTTTAGCTAGTGCAACTCCACCAATCGCACCTACCGCACCGCCAATACCGGCACCTAATCCACCACCAAGTTTACTACCGATACCCGCACCTACTCCTCCACCAATACCACCACCAATCGCACCAGTAACACCACCAGAAACAGCTCCACCTATTGTACCACCAATAGCTCCTCCAGTAGCACCACTCAAAGATCCACCTACGCCACCACCAATCGCAGATGATGCGCTTTTTACAACTCCACTTACCGCAGAAGTCGCACTTTTTGCTAAACCTGACAATCTATCAACCGTCTTACCAGCAATTTTACCTGGACTAAAATGTTGTGGAGAAAAATTTGGTGCAGACATTTTCGGTACTCCTATTGATGGAACAGATGGTACACTTGGCAATGGAGGAACATTTGGTGTACTTATTCCTGATACATTAGGTAAACTAGGTGTAGATACATTAGGAATAGATGGTACACTTGGTATATTGGGAACCGATGGAATTGCAGGTGTCGGTACACTTGGTACAGATGGAATAGACGGAGTTGGAATACTTTTAGCAACATCTGCTTTTTTAGCAACAGCAAACTTCAATCCATTAGATGCTTCAGTTGGAGGACCAGGCAATGCTGGATCAATATCCTTAAATGATTTAAGTTTATTTATCATATTTGTTCAAATTGTACTTCAACTGGACCTTCTCTTCTTAATTTGCCTTTAAATTCGCCAGGTAATCCTTCACCAGAAACTACATTAACTGATACTGGTTCTGTAGCGTTTTTAAACCCTTCTGGCGTTACACCATCTACACCTGGCGCATAACCACCACCGGTAACAAATACTCTTCTACTCATTAATTTATCAAGACTGTCTCTTAAAAACTTTAATTGTTTGTCTTGTACTGATTCTTGTGTTTTATTCGGGTTTGGTCCACCTGTTTTTGGATGAGTATGATTGTACCAATGAACATGATCTAATAACCAATTACATAAATCATACATCCAATCTACAGTAGTTTGTCCTAATAATACAGGTTCATTTGTTTGACCATATTGTCCCAAATAAATAGCAGGGCTATTAATTACAGTTTTATTATTAGTGGTCATTACAATTTGATCATGTGCATCAACAGTATATTCACTATCGGTTACAATCCCATATCTTTCTTTTGAAAAATGTAATGTTTCACCAAATCTACTGCTTAAAATCAATCTATCAGTATTAATTACAATTTGATCGCCTTTTAAATTTTCTATGTCAAAGTTATACGCAGTAGAACCATTTGGTGAAAATAATGGTTGTTCTTCTTTTCCTTGTTGAAATATAGATTTATAACAGGTTGTTCTCCATTTAGATTTAGTCAATCCAGATGTGATATGAATAGAACTACCATCGTGATTTATGTCTTCATTAATTAATCCACCAACATTTTTTTGAGAATCTGTTATTGCGGGAATTGGTGGAAGTTTTGGATGAACTGATATTGGTTTATCCAATGACAATTTTCTTTGTCTATTTCTGATTAATACCATTGGATTTCCACATCCTTCGTTGGGTGAATTTACCGTAGGATCACCTTTATAATCAGGGTAAAAACCTTTATCATTATCTCTTACATTATCGTATGTAGAAAAACGAATTGATTGTCCGTGACGACTTTCAAAAACAGTATCTCCTTCATATCGTCTTAATTTTCTAATTTTTGAATTTGCTAAGAAATATGAACCAAGTACTCCCTTTACTTGATTATTTGCAATCTTTTTATGTGAATTTAAAGATTTCGGACCAGTCACTGATTCCGTTTTTATATCATCATCGGATACTAAATCTTTATTTCCTGTATTGTTTCCATAAAAAGATTCTAATCTAAAATTAGATTCTTGATTTATAAATCCATTTAGATTTAATTTTCTAGTATAAAATAACTTGTCTAAATATTTTACAACAATTACCACTTCATTTAATAATGGGTATTCTACTACTCCAGTAGATTCCATTGGAAATGCCCATGATAATTTTTCTTTTTCCAGTCCTTGTTGGGAAAAACACAATCTTACTTTACAAGCACCAATATAAGTATAATCTATATCTTTATTTGTAGGTTCATCACCTTTATAGTTTTGAGGAATATTTCTAGAATCTACTAAATGTCTTTTATTTACTATTTCAGGATGAGTTTCATCCAAAATTACATCCAATACAATTGCTGGTTCTAATTCATAAAATTCATTTGAAGGAGCTGTAGATGATTGTCCTCCAACAGATAAACCAACATTATTTAATTGTCCAAAACTAATTGGAGACGATTTGATATTAAAATATGGCATATTATTTCTTTATTTCAATCGGTGTATTCATCGTTTCTGTAATCTTTCCTACTTCAGCCATTAACTGTTGTCTTTCTTCATCTGATAATCCACCCACTTCTTCTGCACCTTTATTATCGTTACTTACCAATCTTTGTACTATTGCTGCTAATTTAACCAATTGTTCATCGTTCCTAACACTTACATCCAAGTAATCTTTTATAAGAGGAACGATGACAATAGCATCATTTGGTGTTTTAATCATACTTCTAAGATCAGATACCAAAATATCAATTTGGTCTTTTTTCTGTTCAGAATTGATTACAACATCCTTAAGTAAGTTTGAATATTTCTTACCTTTATATAATTCAAAATCTAAATCCATACCTATAAATAGATATGGATTTGAATAATTACACTATCAATTTAATTTACCTCTATCTAAATAAGATTGAGCGATTACCTTTTGGTAACTCTTCATTTTATTTATTACTTTGGTAATTTGTTGTGTCTTACATGATGAAATTTCTCTAATATAAAGATACAATGCTTTTTTATTAAATGCATCAATTCTATCACAACTTCTAAACAATTCTATTACTGCATTAGCAATGTTCAAATCTCTTTGTTTAGTAAAAATACGACCAACATTTCTTTCCCAATAATCAACCATTAATTTAAGAAATTCATTGGTTTCTGTATCTTTATGATGTGAATCAACAGTTTGTAAACAGACTGAAGATTCACTTGGAGTATCAGCAATATTTACATGTTGATTATATTTTTTGTAATTACCATTATTATGAAAAATAAGATAATTCTTAGCAACAATGCTGAAATAACTAAATGCTTTACCTTTACCTTCTTCAAACTTATTCATGTTAGAAACTAAATGTGCAACAGTTTCTTTTTGAATTTCAATGGGACTATTATCAAAATATGTAAATTTGAATGTGTTGAATACATTTTCTACCAACTTTTCAAATGCATTCTTAATATGAGTTTCGTAAATATGATTCCTAATATTTTGATCTTCTTCTTTGTTGTATTTAATAATATACATTTCTGTATCTTTAGTAAAGTACATCTTTTCAGTAGATTTCTTCTTAGAAGATTCTGGTTCTACATAAGGTTCTTCAATAATAATTTTAGGTGTTTGTTTCCTAATATTTTTTTCCTTTTTAACAGGAATAACTTTTTTCTGTTTTTTAACTTTGTTTATAACCATTTTCTTTTTTTGTTTAGTTGACTTTACGGAGATTTTTTTATTAAGACTTTTTACAACTTTTTTCTTAATATCTCTTTTTTTTAAAACCTTTATTTTTTTCTTGGATTTTTTCATTTAGATTTTTCTTTGACAAGTTCAATCAATTTTACTATCTCCGAAAAAACAAAACCAACATCGTCGTCTTTTTCAAAAATTTGTTTATCGTCAATTTCTTTTAATTTACGATATGTATTTTCAACCAAATTTTTGTATTGAACATTCCATTGTTGCATTGTTTCGATTACATCCAATAAATCATTCATTTTAATAAAAAAATAAATGTTTGCGCATATTGAAACCGTCAATACTACTGTGAGTATTATTATTAGTGTTAACATAAATCAATCATAATCCGAACCATCACCATTATCAAGATATTCTTCCATAAATGATATTGCTTCATTCACTAAATCCCAATCTTGGGTTTTTTCTGCTTCTTTTAGAATATCCAATACTTCTTTTATATCAAATTCATCCATAATATTTTAATAGTAAACTGATAATCACCTACTGGATATTTTACGAAACCGCTAGTATCTTTTTTTGCTTTACCTTTAGCATATAGACCGATAATACTATTTTTTGGATCTAAGAAACGCAAATCAGACTCATCACCATTAAAT